ACAACCACCAACACACTATAAAATTTTAGAAGAAAATATTCCTAATTTTTTAACATTTCACTATATTAAAGATAGGGATACACAAATAAGATATCACAATCTTTGTAAAGAATGAAAAAAAAATATTACATATACCATCACTTAGGTTTAGGTGACCACATTATTGTTAACGGTTTAATTAGAAAGATAATTAAAGACGATGGTTTGTATTTTTTATTTTGTAAAAAACACAACGTAGATAGTGTAGAGTTCATGTTTAAAGATTTAACAAACTTAAAAATTATTTCAGTAAATAATGATTTGGATGTTATTAAATTTATTAATGGTAATAACATTACAAATGTAATTAAAATAGGTCACGAAAATTTGGAGTTTATCAAAAGATTCTATAATTGTACTTGGGACGAAGCGTTTTACAAACAACTAAATGTAGATTTTGAAGAAAGATGGGATTCATTTTATTATGAAAGAGATGAGGAGGTTGAAGATTCTTTATTTAATGAGTGTAATCCTGAAAAAGTACCATACGCTTTAATACACAATTTGGATTCAACAGGTACTGATAGAATTGATTATGGTAAAGTATCACCAACATTAAAAAGAATTTACATCACAAAATCAGATACAATTTTTGACTACGGTAAATTGATTGAAAACGCAAATGAAGTCCATTGTATTGATTCGTCTTTTAAACACATTGTTGATTCAATACCAACCAATGGTGAGTTATTTTACCACAAAAATTATAACTTTAGGTCCACATCATCTGATGACCACCAATATAGAAAAAATTGGAACGTAATATGAGAAATTATTTTCAAATTAATAAATTATCAGAATTACACGATGGAAAAAATATAATTTTTTGTAAGACTGATTTTATACAACAAGAATTTGAATACATTAATACATTAAAAAATGATGTAATTCTTATTACCGGTAATTCTGATTACCCAATAGACCACCATAAATTTAATGTAAGACCAAAAAATATTAAAAAGTGGTACGCACAAAACGCATTGGTTAACCATGAGGATTTAATTCCAATACCAATTGGTTTAGAAAATAAAATACCATCATTAAGAGAAGGTCACGGTATTGGTTATTTTGACAGAGTAAAAGAAAAAGAAGAGTTGTTAGATATGAGTATTGGTGTTGTACCACATAAAGAAATTTATGCAAATTTTAATGTTAATACAAACCCAAGTCATAGAAATTCAGTTTTAAATACAATAAAAGAGACACCATTTATTGATTGGGAGCCTTGGAACTTATCATTAAAAGATTTTTTTAATAAAATACTTGATTACAAAATGGTTGTTTGTCCTGCCGGTAATGGTGTTGATACACATAGATTGTGGGAAGTATTATATAGTGGTAGAGTTCCAATTACTATTAAGACGGGTAATTATAAAATATACGAATTATATAAAAAATTACCTATAATAATTTTGAATGATTTAAACGAATTAAAAAATCAAAATTATATTAATTACCAATATGAAAAGTTAAAAAACAAAAAATTTAACCGTGACTTATTAGATACTGAGTGTTGGTTATCGACCATAAAGAATTTTGTTGTTTAAAAATTTGAATTATCTATTAGTCTTAAAATAATTCTATAAAAATAAATTAATGATATGACACAAGGACAGATTACTGAAAATACTGAGAGATGTGAGATAATAAAAAATGTAATTAATACATATAAACCAAATATAATTTTGGAGATTGGCACTTGGAAAGGGTTAGGGTCTACAAAATGTATAGTAGACTCAATTGGTGATGGGGTGTCATTTTTATCATTAGAAACTAATAAAAGTTTTTACGACATTGCAGTGGAAAACTTAAAGGGTTATCAAGATAAAGTTAAATTAATTTATGGTAGAATTGTAGAAAAGGATGAAATATTAAATTTTGTTCAAACAATTAATTTAAATAGATGGGAAGAACAGTGGTTAAGAGAAGATTTAGAAAATGTAGATAAGTCTGAAAACGTTTTAAATAAAATTCCCGAAAAAATTGATTTACTACTATTAGATGGTGGTGAATTTTCAACATACTCTGAGTGGTTAAAGCTAAAGGATAGGTCGACAATTATTATGTTGGATGATACCACAGTAACTAAATGTAAAAAAATAAACGATGAGTTAAAATCATCTGAAAATTACACACTTATTTTTGAAACTTTAGAAGGTCATGGATTTAGTGTGTTTAAAAAAATAAATGACTAAGATATCACTAAATTAATGAAAATATATTTTGTTACATCTTGTAAACCAAATCATGATGAAAAAGTAAAAACCAGGCAGGTAAATGCTATCAAAAGTTGGAAATGGCTTAATTGCGATAAGGAAATTTTTGTATTTAATAAAAACCCTCAAATTACTGAAATGTGCGAGGAGTTGGGAGTGACCTTAATTAATGAGTATGAATCCTCAGATAAGTCAGATTTACCCACATGGAGAGCCATGAGAGATTATGCTGCCGAATTAGCTGGTGATGATGAATATATTATTTGGGTTAATTCAGATATTATTTTTGACGAATCATTACTGAACACCCTGAAGTCTATAGAATCACAAAATTTAAAAAATTTCATATTAACCGGTAAACGAATGCCGTGGGATGATTACTACGATTTAAACGATAAGGATATGTTGAAAGATATTCCATTTAAAAATACAGGCGATGTTTGGGAAATAGACTACTTCGTATTTAAAAAAATTCACTTTTTAAATACCCCAAAATTTTATATTGCGAGAATGAGATTTGATAACTATCTCATGCAAAGAGCAATTCATACAGAAGAATTTACCATTGATTGTACACAAACTATAAATGCAATACATCATACTCACGGATATGGAAACGATTCAAAATTAATATGGCATGAATATGTTAGTAATAACGGAAACGTAAAAGAAGAAGTTGATGAAAATCAAAGAAGTTGTGGCCACGGTGGAAATATCGAACAATGTAGGTATATAACTAAAAATGAAGACAACACAATAAAAGTAATAAAAAAATAATTTATTATGAATAAAAAAATTTCAATTATTGGAGTTGGTAAGTTGGGTTTATGTTTATCATTGAATTTAGAAAGAATAGGGTATGAGGTAATTGGTGTAGACATATCTCAAGATTATATTGAGTCACTATCCAATAAAACTTTTGAATCCTCTGAGCCCTTTGTAAACGATTATTTAAAGGAATCTAAAAACATTTTATTTACTACTGATTTAAAAAAATCTTTAGAAAGTGATATTATATTTTTAGTAGTTAGTACACCATCAACAAATGACTTTAAGTACGACCACGGCGCCATTGAAAGAGTCGTTGAGGGTCTTAAAGAATTTGGTGTTCAGGACAAAAGAAAAGAATTAGTAATTAATTGCACAACTTTTCCTGGTTATTGTGATGACCTACAAAATCGTATTAACGAATATAATTACAAAGTCTCTTACAATCCTGAGTTTATTGCTCAGGGGTCAATTATTATGGACCAAGTAAATGCCGATAATGCATTAATTGGTGAGTATGATGAAGTATCAGGTGATGTTATTGAGAAAATCTACCGTGAACTATGTAACAATAACATTACAATTAACCGAATGTCACCGATTGAGGCCGAATTAACTAAACTTTCAGTTAATTGTTTTTTAACTACTAAAATTAGTTATGCAAACATGATAGGGGACATTTGTAATCGTTATGGTGCAAACCCAAATAAAGTATTATCTGCAATTGGAACCGACAGTAGAATTGGTTCAAAATATTTGAATTACGGTTTTGGATTTGGTGGACCATGTTTTCCAAGAGATAATCGAGCATTGGCGAAATGTGCGGAAGAAGTTAACATCGACGCAGTAATATCAAAATCAACTGACGAAATGAACAAACTTCACTTAAAATACCAAGTTGAAGATTTTTTTACCTCACACCCTGATAAGAATAACCCCGTTGAAATTGATTATGTAACATACAAAAAAGAGAGTACATCAATCGAAGAATCTCAACAATTAAAATATGCGATAGAACTATCAAATTTAGGATACAAAGTAAAAATTAAAGACTTAAGACCTGAGGTAATTAATCAAATAAAAAACATACTAAAATAATGTTACATCAAGAAATAATTGATTGGATAAAAACATATAGTGTTAACAATAACAATTTAAAATTAGTTGTTGGTGTGTCAGGTGGTGTTGACTCCGCATTAGTTTCAACATTATGTGCAATGACCGGTATTGAGACACATGTAGTATCAATGCCGATACATCAAAAAGAAGAACAACTCACACTAGCTAAAACACATATTGAATGGTTGAAAAGTACCTTTGAGAATGTGTACTCTCACGAACATGATTTGACTGAGTCATTCGAAAATTACAAATTAAATTTAATGTTCTATGACGATAAATTAGGTTGGGCTAACACAAGAAGTAGATTCAGAATGGTAACACTTTATCTCATTGCGAATTTTGTAAAAGGTATTGTAGTTGGTACAGGGAATAAAATTGAAGATTTTGGGGTTGGATTTTTTACAAAATATGGTGATGGCGGAGTTGATATTTCCCCAATCGCAGATTTAACAAAAACAGAAGTTAGAGAAATGGCAAAAAAATTAGGTGTTAGTGAAAGTATTGTTAGTGCAAAACCAACCGATGGATTATGGGAAGACGATAGAACTGATGAGGACCAAATAGGTGCGTCTTACGAAGAATTGGAATGGGCTATGGAGTACCTTCAGGATTTAGATGATAGAAAAAAAAAGGTTTTAGAAATTTATAAAAAATTTAACGAACAAAATACACATAAAATGAACGCAATCCCCGTGTTCAAAAAAAACAAAAATGAAGAAACGGTATTAAATAAAAAGGGAATCTATTTGTTTCAAGAATTATTTAAAGAAAAAAATCCTGAAAGAGAGAATGAGTATCTTTTTTGTATAAATAAAAATTTATCAAACCCTATCGTCAATAAAATATTTTATGTATTGAATGAAGATGAATATAATGAAAACAAAGAATATTTTGACGGACTAAAATCTACACATTTTGTTAGCCCACATAAAGTTGAATTTATAATATCTAAACAAAAAAGATTCACATTCAATCAGATGGTTGACTTTAGTAAGATTTATGTAGAAGAAAATAGAATTGTTTTGGTTACAAACTTAGACGTGTTTATACCTGAAAGTGAAGATTGGGAAAATATATATGATGATTTTTTTATGTCGACAGATAAGTCAGTTTGTTTAGCACTTTCACGTACAGAATACTCAGACGAAAAAACTCAGTGGATAGATAAAATAGCCTGGGGAAATGGTGAATTTGCAGATGCGTGGGGTTTTTTATCACCATTAAAAATTAAATCAGAAACTTTCCCATTTCAAATACCTGTGGGTAATGCACCTTCATGTGATAACTATATGTTTTTATTATTGGGTATGGCTTACGAACACGTATTTAATTGGGCCGATAAATATAAAATATATCACTACGACATCTGTAGAAAACCTGAAGTGGTTAGTACACAAAGAAGTAAAATGGTCCAAAATGATAGTAGTGTAACTTTATCTAAAGATTACTTACATAGTTTTGAATCTTCAAAATATATGATAAAAGCCCATGATGATTGGCAAACACTTTTTAATACTATAAAAAAATGAACAAAGGAGCACTAGAAGATAGATACGCTAAGATTGAAATTACAAAATTAATTGAGGAATTTTCTATCAAAAGAATTATTGAAACTGGAACATATAAAGGTTGGAGTACAAAAGAATTTGCAACATTATGTGATAATATTGACACTATTGAAATTAACTTAGAGTATATTGAGGACGCTTATGAATTTTTAAAAGATGTTAAAAATGTAAAAATACACAATGGTTCAAGCCCTGAAGTTATGAAAAATATTATTTCAAATGGTGAAAAAGACTTACTTATTTTTTTAGATGCGCATTGGGAAAACTATTGGCCGGTCAAAGATGAATTAAATACTTTGATTGAAAAGGATGTACGACCAATTATTTGTATTCACGACTTCTTTGTACCTGGTGGAAATATTTTTGTTGATAAGTATGGTAAACGCATACGGTCAAACGACGGTTCAAAATTTGGATATGACCAGTATAACGGAGTTGCTTTGGATTTAAATTATATAACAGAAGAACTTAATAAACTATACCCTGAAGGGTTTGATTATCACTACTCAAGTCAAGTTAGTGAGGTTGACTCGGGTTTAATATTTATATACCCAAAAAAAACATGATAACCTTTAATTATTATTTAGACAACAAACAACACCAATATCACTGTTCAAAATATTACGATTTTGACCGTGGTTGGTTTTTAAACGCAGAGGTTAATACAAGAAATTTTGTACAAAATTTTGTAAAACCTAATTTCACAATTATTGATGCGGGAGCTCAGATTGGTATGTACACAATACTATTCTCTAAATTGGCATATAACGGAAAAGTTTATGCATTTGAACCTACCGATACTGTCGATTTTTTAAATTTTAACTTGGAACAGAATAACTGTGAAAATGTTGAAGTATTAAAGGTACCATTGTCGGATAAAGTTGAGACAAAGTCGGACAAAATTTTTAAAATATGGTCAAAACAAATTATTGACGAACAAGAATATAATTTTGAAACAATCGACAACTTTGTATCCTCAAGAAATATTACAGTCGATTTATTAAAAATTGACGTAGATTCATACGATTATGAGGTATTGTTGGGGAGTGAACAAACATTACGTAATCAAAGTCCTTATGTGATAGTTGAATTAAATCATGCGTTAGGTAAAAGAGGTTTTAATAAAGAACAAGGTATTGAGTTTTTACAATCGCTTGGTTATAAACTACAACATCATTATGACGATGATAACTTCCTTTTTTCCAAATAGTAGATTATTATTTGGTTATTATTAAAAACTAATTAATTATGAAAAAAATTGTAGTTCTCGGTGGTGGTGGATTTATTGGGGGTCACCTCGCAAAAAGATTAAAAAATGATGGGAATTGGGTAAGAGTTTGTGATTTAAAACGACACGAGTATTTTACTCAAGATGAATTTTGTAATGAATTTATTGTGGGTGATTTAAGAGACCCAAATGTAGTTTCATTAGTTATTGACGATTCAATAGATGAGGTCTATCAATTAGCCGCAGATATGGGTGGTGCAGGTTACATTTTTACAGGTGATAATGACGCCAATGTAATGCATAACTCATCATTGATTAATCTTAACGTAGTTCATGAATGTGTAAAAAAGAAAGTTGGTAAAGTGTTTTATTCATCATCGGCATGTATGTATCCTGAACATAACCAATTAGACCCAAATAACCCAAATTGTGAAGAATCTTCAGCATATCCCGCAAATCCAGACTCAGAATATGGATGGGAAAAATTGTTTTCAGAACGATTGTTTTTAGCCTTTAATAGAAACTATGGTTTGAATGTTAGAATCGCTAGATTCCATAACATTTTTGGTCCTCAGGGAACTTGGGAAGGTGGTAAAGAAAAATCACCCGCAGCTATGTGTAGAAAGGCTGCTGAGGTAAATGATTGGGATAAAATTCCAAATCAGGTAAGACCCACATATGAATTAGAGGTTTGGGGTGACGGACAACAAACACGTTCATTCTTATACGTTGATGAATGTGTTGAGGCAGTATTAAGACTAATGGAGAGTGATTTTACAGGTCCTGTTAATATTGGTTCTGAAGAAATGGTAACTATTAATGAATTGGCTCAGTTAGCAATTGATTTATCAGAAAAAGATATAAAAATTAAAAACATCGAAGGTACAGAATTTAAAACAAAGTATGGATTTACTTGTCCTGTAGGTGTTAGAGGTAGAAATTCAGACAATAAACTTTACAAAGAAAAAGTTGGTTGGGAATCTAAATTTACCTTGAAAGAGGGTATGGAAAAAACATACAAATGGATTAATGAACAAGTTCAAAAAAAAAGAAATGAACAGGTTTATATCTATGAAAGTCCCGACAAGGGCAAAACAGTATATCGCAGAGAGTTCATGGATACTAAAACACGTGAACTTGTAACTGATAATTCTTAATATAAATTAAATGGCAAATACAAGAACAAGAAAACCAGAGGTTACTCAACAACTGGCAAAAATGACAAAAAAACAAATCATCACTAACATTTTAGATAAACCACTCAAAAAGAAATTTTTATCAGAAGGTCAAAGAAAATACTTTGAAATACTATCCAACAAAGAGATTGTTCTTTGTACGGGACCTGCGGGTGTCGGTAAATCATATGTCGCTATGAATGCTGCAGTACATTTATTAGCAGACCCAAATAATGGTTATGATAAAATTATTATAGTAAGACCAGCAGTTGAAGCCGAGGAAAAACTCGGAGCGTTACCTGGTAATGTTGAAGAAAAGTTGGACCCATATATTTTTCCGTCTTATTACCTATTAAACAAAATTATAGGTAAAGAATGTAGAGAAAAATTAAAAGAATTGGAAGTTATTGAAGTATTTGCCTTGGCATATATGAGAGGTATGAATATAGATAATTCTATTTTGATTTTTGAGGAAGCTCAAAACGCAACTCCAAAACAAATGAAATTATTATTGACCAGAATTGGATTTAATTCTAAATTTTTTATTTCAGGAGATTTAGAGCAAAGTGACAGATATAAAGATAAAACCCATTCAGGTTTGTGGGACGCAATCGAAAAATTTTCAAATCTAAATGAGATAGGTGTGTATAATTTTGATTCGAAGGATATCATTAGGAATCCAATTATAACTAAAATATTAGAAAGGTACGAAGAATGAAAATCTCAATAGATGTAAACGGTGTACTAAGAGATACTTTAGGTAAAGTCGAACAAATTTATCAAAAATTTTTTATTGATGATTACGTTAAAGAAGAAAATGAAGAAGATTTTGAATATTCAATGAATGTACCGGTAAAATCTATTGATTTAATTGACCATTTCACATTCCCACAAAAAGAAGATTTATTTAATTTCTTATATATAGATTTTCCTATGAATATATTTGGACATGCTGGGTCATCAGAAAATAGTACTTTTCATGTTCTTAATGACATATATTTAGACCTTAGAGATAACCACGATTTAAATATTATTTCAGATGAAATTGGTAAATCAAAACCCGCAACATTATTTTTCTTGTCAAAATATGGTTGTCAATTAGAAACAATAAAATTTTATTCAACAATCACTGAAAATTGGGTTTGGGAAAATTCAGATATTATTATAACATCAAACCCTAAATTATTAGAGAAAAAAATAGAAGGGAAAGTTTTAATAAAATATGAAACAACATATAACGTTGAATCTTATTCTGACTACACAATTAAAACTTTGGAGGAATTTAAAGAATTATACAAAACATTAAAACTTAAGCAAGATGATTAACGTACTTGGACAAAACTATTATTTAGATTTAAACGAATTGGATAATTTCATCCAAATAAAAAATGAAGAACTGACAGGAAACACTGAAACATTTTCTGTTATCAAATTTGAAGTTGTGAAAACAATGATTGAAGTAATCATGACTGAAAGAGAAGATGAAATGGATAATAACTTAGGAACGTATAATCAAAACAAACTAAGTATTCCCTTTAAAATTGCTTTTAATACATTATTAATGTATAAAATTATTAAACATTTAGAATTCTAAAATGGAACAAGAAACTATTTTGAAGATAGAACAATCTATCAAAAACTTGGAAAGTAAAAGTGCAAGAATATATTTCTTAGTACAAGACACCAAAGGAAACGCCAAAGCAGGTATTAGATTTATTTACCAAATGGCTAAATCATTAAAAGATAATGGGTTTAACCCAATTATTCTTCACGAAACACAGGCATATCAAGGTGTTGCTGAATGGATGGGTGCAGAATACATGGAAATTCCACACAACGCTATTGAGAATCAGAATTTACAAATTTCCCCTGAGGATATTGTAGTAATTCCTGAAATTTATGGACACGTAATGGAGCAAATTTCTAAATTACCTTGTGGTAAAATAGTTCTATGTCAAGCATACGACCATATGTTAGAAACACTATCACCAGGTATATCATGGTCACAATATGGGTTTATGAAATGTATCACTACCAGTGACTTACAAAAAGAACACGTCTCTAAAATCATGAAAAATGTATCATTTGACATTGTGGAACCTTTAATTCCTGAGTTATTCAATAAAAAAGAAAAACCAGCAAAACCAATTGTTTGTATTCACACAAGAGAACCAAGAGATACTATGAAAATAGTTAAAGAATTTTATTTGAAGTACCCTCAATATAGATGGATTACTTTTCGTGATATGAGAGCTACAAATCAAGAAGAATTCGCAAGATTATTAAAAGAATCTTATGTTTCTGTTTGGGTTGATGATGTCAGCGCTTTTGGTACTTATCCTATTGAGAGTATGGCTTCAGGTACACCTGTAATTGGTAAAGTACCTAACATGAAACCTGATTGGATGACAGACTCAAATGGTGTTTGGACATACGAACAAAACGGATTAGTTGATATCTTAGCTGAGTTCACTCAAAATTGGTTGGAGGATAATATTTCAGACCAACTTTACGGTACAGGTTTAAGAACGGCCGAAAGATTTAAAGATGCTGAATATTTCACATCTACGGTAGTAAAACATTTTGACGCATACCTATCAACAAGAAAAAATTCATTCCAAGAACAATTGGATAAATTAAAATTAACAGAAGCAGAATAACATGGAAAATTTAGATATTTCAGTAATATTACCAGTAGAGTCATCTAAACATTTGGACTTTGCAGAATACTTTGACAAAGCAATTTTGTCTATACAAAACCAAGTTATTGGTATTAATGAATTGGTTATCGTTCACTCAGGTGAAGAGTCATTATCAAATTACATTTCAAACTACAATTTTAGTGGTTTGACTGTAAATATTTACCATAATGAAGGTAAAACTGATTTTGGTAGTCAGGTTAACTATGGAGTTTCAAAGGCAAAATCTAAATGGATTTCAATCTTAGAATTTGATGATGAGTATGCATCTATTTGGTTTAAAAATGTAAAAGTATATATGGATGCATATCCTGAAGTTGATGGTTTTCTACCGATTGTAGTTGACGTTGACGGTAAGGGTGTATTTGCAGGGTTTACTAACGAAGCAACATTTGCGGCTAGCATGAATACTGAAATTGGTATTCTAAGTAACGATATGTTGTTAAGTTATCAAAACTTCCAAACATCAGGTATAGTTCTAAAAAAAGAAACTTATGAGGATTTTGGGGGATTTAAACCATCGTTTAAACTTACATTTATTTATGAATTCTTATTAAGATTAACATATAACTCGGCGACATTAATGACTATTCCTAAAATTGGTTACAAGCATATCAATTTACGTGAAGGTTCAATTTTCTGGGGTTACAAAAATGGTACACACAGAATTACGGATGACGAAGTTCGTTTTTGGATTGATTCAGCTAAAAAAGAACATTTCTTCACTGAAGATAGAGGCATAAAATATGAACCAGTCGATGCTTAATGTTAGTAACCGAATTGTCGGGTTCCTCACAAACTCTAACTGAATCGAGAAAGAGGGGTAGAAAACCTACAAATACCAATTATTTTGACGTAAGAGAGGAGACGGCAGTTAGGATGTTCTTAACTGCCACAACCTATAATGAACGTAATGATATCTATAATGAATTTTTACGTGCACCGTTAGATAAGATGATTGAATCAATCATAAGACGGTACAAACTATATAGAAAAGATATGGATTTTATTGAAATCCATAATGATACTCATTCTTTTTTAGTTACAAAAATAGAAAAGTTCAAACCAGATAAAAACAAAAAGGCATACTCCTATTTTGGTACTATCTGTAAAAACTATTTAATGGGTCAAATTATTAAAGACCAAAAAGAAACAAATAGAAAAATATCATATGAAGACATTTCACTTTCTTTAGAAAATAGACCTGACATGATTTATCACATTGATGGTACTACTATTGAACCTATCGATGTTATTGAAAAATTCATTAAGGAATTAAAAGATTTTTTAATGGACCCTAATATGAGTGAGAATGAACAAAGATTGGGTAATGCACTTGTCGAACTATTTGAAAATTACGAAAATATTTTTATTGGGAATGATAATAATAAATTTAATAAGAATATTATTTTACTTTCACTAAGAGAAATGACAAATCTGTCAACAAAAGAAATTAGAACATCAATGAAAAAATTTAAAAAACTTTATTTTGATTTGATGAAAAGACTAAATGAATTATAAAAACTTAGTTGAAATATTTATAGTATTATGGCAAGACCTAAAAAGAAAGATATTATACTCAGTAAAGATTCTGTTTTGAGTCTAATGCAAGAAATCTACAATGAACTTGTAGAACAAAGAACGACTGCGGTTAGAATTCAAAATAGATTAATTAGTATGATGAAAGACCCTAAGGATACTGTTGCCATTTCAAACATGTTGAAGGAACAACAAAAAATTATTAATGATACAATTGAAAAGAAATTGTCTCTTTCAAAACTACAATCAACAATTTGGGAAAAATCTCAGAATTCAGGTAATGATGAAGCATTTGACCTTTCTGAAATGGACGAAGATGTATTAAAGGCATTAATCGATAAAGATATTGATAATTCGTCTGGTGGGGGTTATAAACTTAATAAGTAATAACCAAAATGGCTACGGAACCACAAACTAACCCGAGTGAAACAGACCCTCTATTAGAGAAATACGAAAAGTTTAAAAACAAGGCTCAAGCATTTGAGACTGCAATTGAAACTAAACGGGACCAATTAGATATTATAAGAAAAAAATCAGGTGACCCTTTTGCACAAGACAAAAAAAGAGCGTTTAGTGCTTTAAATGAATTTGGCGACGACACGAGCACAATTCAAAATGATTTTAAAAAACAATTACAATCATTTAAAAAAACACAATTAGACCAACTTACTGAAATATTCTTAATAACTAAGAAAAACAACCCTTTAAATACTAAAACAAAATCAGGTAAAACAAAAAGTGTTTTAAGACAAACTGGTGAAGTTGCAGGTAGAAGAACTATAGATACACTTGTTGACTCTTACAACGATGCTATTTTATCAACAAAGGCACAAATTCCAAGAATATGGAAAGAAGAGTTAACTAAAATGTTAGGTTGTTCTGAAGAACAAACATATGACAATAATGTAGATATCTACATTAAATTAGAGTCTATAGATTTTTTTGGAATACTTAAAGAATCTCCCGATTCTTTACCTGGTGGATTATTTTATGAGACGGGTACAACATACAATGGAAAAGTTCCTTACAACATGAATAAGGAATTGTACCATAGAACTTTATTTCCCGGTTATAGTTTTATACAAGAATACGGTCAGGATTATTTAGGTGCATCCTCAAATCAACTTTTTAATATTGAATATGTAACTCAGGACCAATATGGGAATCCTGGTAATTTTTACAAAGTTCAAATGGAATCAAGAACTAATGACGTAAATAAAGTTACGGACTTTTTGGTTGATTACTACGACTCTATTGAAATATTAGATTTTGATACCTTGATTGCTCAAGTATTGGATATGTTAACAGGTGCCTTTTCTTTTTCAGCTTCAGTATCGACTGATAAACTTAGAGAACAAAAATGGTTTGAAAAAATACTTCAAAGAATATTAGGGTTATGTTTTGACACTCAACAAGAAATTGATGTTAGTGGTGTTGCTAAATTATCAGTTTTAGATAATATAGATGATAGTTTCTTTGAATTGTCACCAAGAGAATACGCCGAAATTGATGATGAAATTATAAACATACAAATGGGTGTTACTGAGTTTACATCATGTGACAGTGTAAAACTACCTTTAGATGTTAATTCAATGTACGAATATTCTAACAAGGCAAGAGAAGCATCAACACTCACAGACAAATTAGCATCACTTTCAGAATCTTTAGATGAAATGGGTGAAAACCAAGATTGGAAACTTTTGTTACCAAATGTTGAGTTTTCAGCAGCAATTAAAACTGATTTTTTAAAGATGATTCCTAAGGCAATATTGTCGGCAATATTATCACCTAAAGTCGTATTGGGTGTTATTCTTTTAGCTAAATCAATTAAGAATCCTATTGTTGATGAAATTGAAAATTTAACAGATTTTGTAACAAAACTGAGAGATTTAATTATTTCTGTGATGTCAAGAATTGGGGCAATTTTTGTTGAGACCGTGTTTTTAAATATTAAAAAAAATATGAACAGATTGATTCAAGACCTTTTAATTGACATTATTCGTGAATCTAAAGATGCTAGAATCAAAATGATTACAAGCCTTATCGCAACTGCAATTATAGTACAAAGAGGTGTAAGAGATTTTAGGAGGTGTAAATCTGTAATTGATGAGTTGTTAGGGTTGTTTAGAATAATCCAAGCAAACTTAGGTAATCCTGATTTACCACAAATAGCATTAGCGGCAGCTAGAAGGTTGGACGGTATGAATAAAACTAGGGCATTTACAAAAATAGTTGAGGACCTCCAACAAAAAGGTATGCCGACAGGTGCACTACCTAGTGGTTCACCTAACATGATGAACCAAGACAAAAAATCATTCTTAGAAGGGTTCTTTGATGAAATGTATGAAAACGGTAAAACTGAAATTTTTATTCCACCATTAACTATAACACCCGCAGGATTGACTTTACCTTCCAAGGGTTATGGTAAATCTTATTAATATGGAACAAGTAGGTAAATTACAAACAATCATATCAGATTACAAAAACAAATCTAACACAGATTTAAAATACGCCATGGATTATCTATCAAATGATTTTGAAGAAACAAAAAGTTTATTAATTAGACTTAGTCATCATTTAGATAATACTGAAAAAATATATAACGAAATATATAAAGAATACAAAAAAAGGACTAAAGAATGAGTTTAACTCCTGATGAAAATAGAATAGTCACCGAAGTCTTAAGAAAAGTTAGACCTTTAGTTAAGACATTTAGACCGGCAAAAGTTATTGATAACCAAGACCCACAAATGCTTGGGAGAATTCGTTGCGTTCCCGAACAAATAAATGAACAGGATTTACAAGATTCTGTTTATAAATTTAATACAAAAAAAGATAAATGGACTGAAAAGGACCCATTTGTTTATTTACCATTCTTACCGTATTTTATTTATCAAGTCCCAAAAACTGACGAATATGTACAACTATTATATTCAGACCCTACAGACCCTCTTAACACATCAAGATACTACGTTCAAGGACCATTCTCATCTCCAACAACAATTTATAAAGAGAACGTAAATTCAGCCAAAACATTTTTAAACTCAGGTATCAGAAATAAAAGATACCGAGCACTTAAAAACCAAGACGGTGAAATAGAAAATCCAAACACGGCAGGAGTATATCCCGAACCAGGAGATAACGCCATACTTGGAAGATATAATTCAGACGTAATCACCAAAGATGGTGAAATAATTTTTAGAGCTGGTCAACACAAACCGTTTGTAAATGGACAAATTCCTGTAGCAAATACTGAAAGAGCATTTTTACAACTTAGTGTTTTTGACGAAACTATTCAGACCGCACCAAGGGAGTCTCAAATTAAATTAATACCACAGGATAAAGACATTACAAGATTAGTTGAGTACACAATTATTAATCCTGAAAACATGTATAGTGCTCTCACAGGTAATGTTATTATTTATTCTATTACACCAGACAAATCTAACTCGGGAAATACTTTAGCGGGTAATATTACCCCCACATCTGACTTAGATAGTTACAAATCAATTCAAAAGATTTTACCATTTAGTAATCTGTCATTAGGTCAAGTAGCCGAATTTATTAATAGTGTTTTAAGTCAGGTTATGGGAGGTAGATTAAGTGATGGAACACCAATCATTAATCAATACCCATTCTATTATAGGTCATCAACAAACTTATTTAGTCAGGTTATGGATAGTGATTTAACTACTGCCCCTGAGGTGTTGATGAATTTGTTGACTTTATTCCCACTTATTAAACCAACAAATTACATTATATCAAATTCAGGTAACGGACTTATCTACGATAAAAAAGGTTCAACTACGGTTCCAAAAACACCAAAACGTGAAAGTTACACACCTAAGAGAATAATTGCTAAAAACAATACCGTGGCAATTATGGGTGCAAAACAATTGTATTTTTTATCACACGATACAATCAATCCGACAAGGGGTAAAATACAATTAGACGGGACAATTTACGGTATTGACCAAAATAGATTGGTAGATGAAATTCAGCCAAAAACATCTTCATTTGTGAGGGGTGAAGAGTTAATACAACTATTATCTAAGATTGTTGAAGTCTTAATAACTCACGTACATCCTTATCCTGGTTTACCACCAGATACTGTAACGGTGAGTGGTGCGCAGTTAGATACGTTGATTAAAGAGTTAAATGATGCTGGTCAAAAAATATTAAATAAAAATATTCGACTGAACTAAGTATTTATAGTAAAATACTCAGATGTCTACAGTAAAATCGTATTTTAGTAAAAACGATACATTAATTTATAATTCTTTTACCAATACAGGTAGAAATCCTGTTATTGAATTATTTTACGGTAGAGTGGATAATATTATTCCACCTCCAGGTTTTAGCCGTTTAATCTTTGATATTAACTTAGACCTTTTACAAGAACAAGTTGCAGATGGAACCATCTCAACGGGATGTTCTCGTTCAATGACTCACGTTCTTAAGATGACAAATACTTCACAGTTTGATGAAGCATTGTTAAATGGGTATTGGTCCGATGGAAGAAGAAGAGCAACATCATTTGATTTAATTCTATTTAGAATACCAAAGGTTTCGGGCTCAACAGGTAATCTACAAACATGGGACGAAGGTGTTGGTTATGATTACTATAACTCTGCAGTTCCTCTTAATTCGTCAAATGCTCAAAGTGTTACTGAACAATTATTAACAGATAAAACATTCTCAACACGTCCTGTAAACTGGTACCAAAGAACAACAATTGACAATTGGTCCACACCAGGTTTATACAATAACACAAATTCACTTACATCTTTAACAGGTCTTAACTATTCTGCATTAACCATTGTTGATGTCCAACATTTTGAATTTGGCAATGAAGATATTGAATTTGATATGACAAATGAAATAAACAATATCTTAACAGGTGCAACTACAGGTCACACAGGTTGGGGTGTTGCGTTTGTTCCTCAGGTTGAAAACTTAACAGGACTAACAGAAAATTATGCTGTCGGTTTCTTTTCAAGACATACTCAAACATTCTATGAGCCTTATTTAGAAACTACTTACGATGACTTAATTACTGATGATAGAAATAACTTCATTGAGGGTCAGACTAATAAGTTGTATTTGTACACCTACGTTAACGGTAACCCAATTAAATTGGACACCCCACCCGTAGTTACAATCTATGACCAAAATGATGATATTGTTCAATCAGGTATAACTTCTTGTATGATTACAAGGGGGGTTTATGAGATTAGTGTAAGTGGTATTACTGCAACTACAATACCTTGTATGTTTTATGATGTTTGGTCAGGTTTATCTTATAACGGTATATCAATTGCCAATGTTGAAAATGAATTTGTTTTAAAAAGTAATTCTAACTATTTCCAAATTGGAACAAGTACACAAACACCTAAGATATACGCATTTAATTTCTTTGGGATAAGACAAAATGAAAAGATAATCAACACGGATATTAGAAAAGTGACTTGTATTATTAGACAAGCATATTCTTCTAATGTTGTTTTAAATACTGTAGATGCATATTACAGAGTCTACGTTAGGGAAGGACAGACAGAAGTTGAGGTTCAGGGTTGGACTCCAATTAACAGAACACCTGATAGTTTTTATTTTGTATTTGATACAAGAGATAAAATTCCAAACGAATACTTCATTGACATGAAAGTAGTGACTGACTTAAATGTTGATATTTATAAACAGACATTACAATTCCAAATCGTAAATAGAAAGTAAAATGAACAACACAAGATATATGTTCTTTCAGAACTTAGAACAAATGAAAAGACAATGTGAGATGCTTCTTCAAATGGATGAATCTATGATTGAATCCCTATTGAACAACGGTCACGATTGGGCCGACGACCACATCTCAGAAGCAAAAAATAATATGGACCAAGTATTTGATTTCATTATGAATGAAAAAGATGATACCCACGGTGATGAAATGATTATTGATGACGTTATGGAAAACAAAAAAACAATTAGAATCACTGAAGATATGTTAGAGGCAATTATCCGACGTGTAATTAGAGAAAAAGAAAAAGACACAACACTTTGCGAAAGAGGTATTACTGCAGCTAAAGCTAAATATGATGTATACCCATCGGCTTATGCTAATGGATATGCCGTTCAGGTTTGTAAAGGTGACATGCCAGATGTTAATGGTGTAAAAAAATGTTCAGGAAAATATTGTTCAGGTAAATAAATTGCAATATATTTGCAATCTAAATATTTATTTGAATGTCTTACCAAACTTACACCCTAACTAAGGATGATGAACTCATTCTTGAAACTCAAGCAGCAACTGTAGACCGTGCAATTGATTACTTTGCAATCGATTATCCGCAAATCTTTTCAGTAAGTAGTGGTTATACAATTGGATTGAAACAAAAGGATAAATACCCATCGTTTCAAAAAGAAAAAAGGGACAATTAAGTCCCTTTTCTTTTTTTATAATATTCTCTAATTGACCACTTATATCCAACATCACCACCCCTTAACAAACTGTTAAGATATAAAACATCTTCATGTGGTTTCCCTTTATATGATTCTGATAAAGTAACTTGATTATTAAGTTTGTCAAAAAACTCTTTTATTTGTTTTACATCGTCAATACTTACCTCACCTGAAACAATTCTTTCAGACAATCTGTTACTACCACCTCTTTTTTTAAGGTACTTTAAACCTTTCTTAACTACCTCAATAACTTGTTTAGGTACACGTACAGTATCAACATCTTCTGTAATACGTATTTTAAGGTCACTGGAACCCTTAAAAATTCTATGGTAGGTCTCTTTATGTATTTCTATTTTTTGTCCAACAGAGAGTTTCTTTGGTAGTTCATTCTCCATTTGTAGTAACCAATTATCACCTTCAAGAATTTCAACAATTCTATTTTTCTTATCACGGTGCCAAATTAGCTCTTCCGAGTCCACATCTTTAGAGAAAACTCGTTCAAAAATATTCTTTTTTATATTTTTCTGTGAATAAACCATTACCAATATCTTCCAGGAACATTATTACCAAAATCTTTGTGTGCTCTACACGCCCAATAACCAGGTTTAGTTCTATCTTTCTTTTTTTCACACTGATGTCTTGCCGCAAATGATGCTCTTGCACCTGAGTCGTTCCACTTTGCCGTCATAACAGGAGAACCATAAGATACTTTTACTATTTTACCTGATTGTGGATTTTTAACATACACATACCATTTTTTTGGTCCACCTGATTTTGGTTTACCAAGCTCAACATTTTTTCCTTTGTATTCCGCTTCATTAATCATAGGGTAATCCAATGGTAATCTTTCACCTTCATATATAAAAAATTTTCCTAAATCACTATTCAAAAGTTCGTTATCAAATTCATTTTCATAAATTCCAATTTTCTTTAATTCTCTTGCTTCATTAATTAAGTTAAAATACTTTTGACTTCCAGGTCTGAATACATTCTCACTAACAGGAATATCATTTTCCAAATGATATTGTAATTCTTCAGAAATTAGAGAAGTTTCTTTATATTTTTTTAGTGCCTTTATGATAGATTCTTTCATTGATTCATTTTTTGGTTTGTATGATGTCATTACGGGTTTTTGACCTTTCCCTGTTTGTGTATCTTTCTTTTCGGCTGCTCTCTTTTGTCTACATGCCGCTTTTTTTTCGGAGTCACTCATTTTACCAGCAACACCTGCTGCTCTACATTTAGGGTATGCTTTAGAGTCCGCATCAGGTCTACCACACGGTGGATGTTTACCATCTTTATCCCTACTACATATATTAACCCACGGACCTTTTGGTTGTGAACTACCTTTTGGTTTCTTTTTTTTACCGAACCAAACTGCTAAATCTTCAGAAAGTAGATACTCATTCATATTGATAAATTTTAAAAAATACTTATACATATAAGTATCAAATAAAGTTATTATGTCACAAAATTTTGATGAAGGTTTTCTATTCGATGCAATTAAGTATCAGAACAATGATGATTTGGGTCGTTTTTTAGAGAAGATGACACCTGACCAAGGGTTATATTGTTTAATTCAGGCAGCTAAATGTGGATTTACACGTGGAGTTTTTTCTATTGAAGAAACTGAAGTGTTATCAAAAGCAATCCGTCTAATTACACGTGACTCCGATGCTAGTCCAAGTAGTATCGGTGACCCAGAAGTTCACAAGGCTTAATTTTTTTTAAAAAATCTTTAAAACAAAAAAAAGGGGACCGAAGTCCCCTTTTCTATTTAGTGTTTTGAGTATTATCTCAATTCTCTTAAGTCGAATGTTCTAACACCATCAACTGTTACCTTACCGTAGAATCTGTTGTTAACCATCTTCTTAGCGTATCTTGTCATGATACCCTTGATAGGAGTGAAGTTGAATGGGTTGTACATAGTTGGAGTCAACTGAAGAGGTACATATGGTGCGTAAACGTAACCTGTATCTAACAAAGAGTTACCTTTGTGTCCCAACAATACTGTGTTTGGTGGGAAGTATGGGTCACGATATACTTGATATCTACCTGCTAATGTACCGATTCTTTCGATACCCATGTTGTACTGGTCCTGCTCAGGAGCTGCGTTTGAAACGTGGAAGTATTCCAAGTCATCAAAAATTGCACTGATTTCAGAAGATACAACAATCCAGTTTGCTCCACCTCTTAAAGTAGACTTGTGAATTTGAGCTGAAATTTGGTTGATTGCAGTAATCAACGTTTGGTTCCAGTCTTTCTGAGTGTACTGAGTTAATGGAGTAGCTGTTGTTCCTCTCTTCCAACCGTTGTAGTCCCATCTTAATGTCCAAGCCGCACCTTTTCTAAGGTCTCTCAAGATTTCTCTGTCGATTTCAGCTGCCACTTGCTCTGACAATAAAGCTGTTAATTCAGCTTCAGCGTCGATGTTGTGGAATGCTGATACGTCTTGTGCCATTTCAGGTGACCATTGAGCTCTTAACTTTCTTTCTGTAACAGAAACAGTTACTGCTTCAAGGTCAAAAGAAACTTCACCAATTCTATCTTCGAATTCCATTTCTTTGTAAATTCTGTAAGTTGTGATGAACTGTGAACTTGGTGCCACTGAACCGTTAGCCAATGTTGTGTAACCTGAGTAACCGTCAAACGAACCTGCTCCGATAGAACAAGGAACTTGGAAGTCAGCCTCAAGGTAAATTTTACCGTCAGCGTCACAAATGTTGTCATAAGAACCACCGTTAGCCGTGTTCGAAGAACCGAATGCTGGTGATGATGTTCCACCGTACTCAACGATACCTTTACCGTATTTCTGTGTTACAACTCTGAACAACAAGTTACCTGTAACTGCTGACCATGGAGATGTACCTGGAGTTGATGTAATAGTCAAATCAGAAAGGAATGTTTCTGTGTCGACTGTGTTACCATCAGGACCCATTAACTTACCGTATGAACCTGCGTTAGAGAAACCTGACATAACAAGTAATACTTTTCTGTATTCACCTGCAGTGTAACCAGATGCTACTAATGAATCACCTACCCATACTACAGTTACGTTTGGTGCAGTTACAGAAGAGAACTGACCTTTAGAGTAATCGAATAATCCTGGTGGGTCAAGAGCTGGTTCGTTACCTTCGTAGAATCTATCGTAAAGGTCTTTACCGTTGTCTGCTCCATAACCTTGGTTAGGGTTGTTCTGACCTGAATCAACTGCTTCAGGTGAACCGATTGGTGCGTAGTGTTGTGTGCCGCCAGCGCCACCAACATACTGTTGAATTTTAGGTACGAAGTAGAACAATTTACCGATAGGTAAGTTCATTGCTTGTACTGATACGATATCGTTAGCCAATAATTTAGAGAATACTCTTCTAACGATAGGGAAAACAACCGTCTCAAATGAACCTGTGTCAGATGTAGATGATGCTTCGTTGATTAGGTAAGAAGCTTGGTTTTCGTAAAGTTGAGCCACATTTTCTCTCATGTGACCTTTCAAACCTTCCAAGAAACCTAACTTATCCCATTTGTTGATTGTGTCTTCTTTGATAACTTTCAAGTGCTTAAGACCGATGTTACCAACAAGACCTGATTCTAATAATGCTCCCATTTTAGTTTTTATTTAGTTTTGTTTTAGTTTATTTTTATTTTTGTAATTTACTCATTAAATCTTTCATTCTTAAGAACTGAGGATTTTCATAAGTTTTTGACTCAATAAGATTTGTAGAAGCTCCTCTTGATGGAGTCTTAGCAACTTTAGCCTCAACTGATTCAGAAATAGTTGAGGTTTCTTTGCTTTGATATTCTTCTTTCAAAGTCTTATAAAGAGTCTTTGATTCTTTTAAAGATTCAACAGTGTCAAATCTTCTCAAAATGTTAATTTTTTCTTGTTTTGTTGTTGTGTGCTCAGTGAACAATCTCGTTGCGTAAGCTAAGTTTGAATTGAAAACAGCTACTTCATTTAATTTTTCTCTGAAAATATTTAATGCTTTTCTGTATTCTTCATTCTTTGCTCTCAAAGATTCTACTTCTTTAGCCATCTCACTCTCAGATACAGTTCTTACCTTTTGTTTTGGTAAACCGTGTCTTCTTGGGTCGTTCTTAGAACCATTACCCAAAGTACGAGCAGCTTCAGTTGTTTCAGCTTCTTCTTCCTCCGACATTTCAAATGACTTCTTTTTCAAGTTCATACCAACACCCTTAGGTTTAATAGTCATTGAACCTTCTTTCATTTCACCGTCTTCCATTTCAGAATCTTCCATTTCAGATAGGTCAAATGATTTTTTCTTAAGGTTCATTCCCATACCTTTTGGTTTAATAGTCATTGACTCCTCAACCTCACCTTCGAATGCTTTTGTTTTTTTATTCATACCTTTTTTTGTTGTGTAATCTTCATCACCTTTATGGGTTTTTGATTTTTCACCCTTTTTCCCGTAGTCACCTTCACTCATTTCTTCGTACTCTTCATCAGAAGATTCATCTTCATAATCTTCCGTTTCATCTTCGTCTTCAGAAATTTCAATTTCGTAAACTACATCGTCTTCTTCGTACATCTCGTCCATTGTTTCTTCATAGTCTTCACCTTCTGTGTGAATTTCATATTCAACATCAGAATTAGTATCCTTAAGATGAATTGAATCTTCATCTTTAGAAACAATAATACCATCTTCTTCGCCCATGGCTTTGAAGACTTTTAAGATTTCATCATCAGACGCAGTTCTAAGGTCTAAAGGTAATAGAACTTCTTCTTCGTCATCTACTTCTAATTCATCACCAGGTAGGTCCAAAGACATAAGGTCTTCTTCACCTCCTAATGTTTCATCAGAAAATTCATCGTCAGATTCTTCATCATCAGATTCTTCATCGTCCATTTCAAGTTCAGCTTGTTCTTCCATTTCGTGAGCGTGCTCACCTTCTTCCATTTCTGATACTTCTTTCATAGACTCCGCTTTTTCAACCTCTTCAAGAGATTCCTTTACTAGTTCACTGATTTCTTCCTTCATAGTAGAAGCAAGTATTCCTTTTGCATTTTGAGTTACGGCTTCTTCCAAATTTTTCATTTGTAAAAGTGCCTCTTCAACTAAAGATTTTTTTTCGTTTTGCATTTTAGTTTTAACAAGAGTTTGTTTATTTTCCTTAATAAATATCTCAGTTTTAAAAAAAGTTTATTTTTTAATGAAATGGCAAAAAAAAATCGGGTTTTAGCCCGATTTTAATTTTTAATATTTTAATAAATTTTTTATTCGAAAACTTCGTCAATCTTACTTTCACTTACTGAAGTAATTCTCCAATCGTTTGTAAAACCTTCAAACTTTTTAGTAACTTTAGCTTCAACATCAGTAACACTGAAACCTTTTACCAATTTTTCTTCTCTAATTTTTTTTACTTTGCCAGTGTCAGTATCGACCAAGTCATACTGAATTTTGGCCACAAAATATTTTTCGTCCATAGTTTTAATTTTTTTTTAATAACCTAAATAATCGGAAAGTCTTCTCATTAAGTCAACAGACTTATCGTTTTTTGTAATGTTTTCAGGTGATTTTTTTTCTTCCTCTAAGTTTTCTTCGTATTTGTTTTTGTCTTCTTTATTTAAAAACAAATAAGCTCCTGGCGTGGATGGTGAAGATACTAAGTCAAAACAAATTAATTCAAAATCATCTTGAACTTCATTTTGTTCTCCTTTCTTAGCTAAAGAACCAATACCTCTTGACGATACTCCCATAGTAACCCCTTGTCTCATTAAGTTAGCTGCAACATCACCAGGTGATGAAACTATACCTCTTTCATGGAAACCTGGTGTAGTTAATAATTTAATCTTACCCATAAGGACATTACCCTCCCACCATACATCAGTAATAAGGTGAGATACTCTTTCCAAATCAATTAGTGAAGATTCAGGGTGATTTAACTCAGATATAGAAAGACCTTTGTTAATTGCTTTCTTATATTTTTCAACTTCTCTCTTTAATATCCTCTCAGGATAAACTCTACCATTTCTATTTGGTACACCATATTTCTGAAGTGTAGCGTAAAATTCAAAAGGTTTTGAGTGTTCTAACTGACCATAAGATTCTCTTATTACTTCAGCGTTTCTGAATTCGTTAGGTGATACTGTTCCCGCATCCCACTCAACCAATATACCATTTCCTAAATCGTTTGGACCTAATACTCTCATTGTATTTTTTTATAATAAATACTATGGAATATCAAATGTTTTTTGATTTTGATTTTGATAGTTGAAAATATTCCGACCTTAAAAGTTCATCTTGATAAACAGACTTAGCAATTTTTTTAATTTTTTCTTTTAAAATTTGTGATTTGAATTCAAGAGAATCTTTTAGAAATAGTGTGATTTCTAAACTCATAAAACTTTTTTTATTTAGTTGTATCCCACTTGAGCGTAGGTCCAAATCAACAATAGAGTTTTTTTCAAACACATCTTGGTCAATAACCTCTAACAAATTATGTTTAATTTGTCTATTTAAATTTCCCGTTACTCTATCCCAATTTTCTACTTCCTTTATTGGTTCAACCCAAGATTGTATGTTTATGTAAAGTGATTTAAAATTTATTGAATCTACAGTTCCGTACACACATTTCGCATTATCAAAAATTGATAATTTCGATGTTTTTCCTTTTTTCATTTATTATTTCATCTAAGAAGTTTTATTGTTTGATATATTATAATCAAAAAAAAAGTATTTGTCAAAAACTTCCCAAACTCAACTATATTTATTAAGATAGTATTATGATAGTAATAGAAGTACAAAAAGGTGAAAGTATCGAAAAAGCGTTAAAACGATACAAGTACAAGGTCATTAAGACCAAACAGATTGATATGTTACGTGAAAGACAGGAATTTGTCAAAAAATCGGTAACAAAAAGAATGAAGAAACAAAAAGCCAAATACAAACAATATCTTCAACACATAGACACAAAATAAAAAAGTCCGAATAAATCGGACTTTTTCTTTATAACCCTTGTTCTAATTGTTTAAGTTTATATAACGAAATCAAATCAGATTCACTTTCTTGTATTTTTTGAATTGTATTACCAATTTTTTCTTTTAACTCAGAATCATCTGACTCAGCAATTTTATCTGACAATTTTAATATAACGTTTTCTTTGACTAATTTAATTTCTTCTGAAATTTGTTTTTTATTCAAGGACAATAAAGATTTTAATTCTTTTTTATCTTCTTCAGAAATATTTGAATATTCTTTATTGAATGTATTTGTAACAATTTTTAACATAGATGAAAGTGGAATGTTCACACTTTCTTGAATGTTTTCTTTTTTTGTTGAAAGTAAAAGACTTTTAATTTGTGTTTTTGTCTCTAATATTCTTTCAAGATTTGTAATCTTATTTTCGTAAACCACAAAATCAATGTTGGAATATTCATTTTCAACATCACCTTCTAAATTTGTTTTTACCCACTTATATAGTTCATCAATTTTTTTCTGATTAGAAGAAATTAAATCAGATAATCTTTCGAACGATTCATTAACGTATTCACCTGCAATATCTTTGTTGATACCTTTTTGCGCTGATAAATCATTATATATAAAGTACATCTCAGAGATGGCTTTGTCGGATAAGAAGTTCTTTTTGAACTCTTTTATAACGGTTTTGAAATTTTCTTTACCGTATGATTGAACGATTAGATGGTCTAAATTTGATTTAAATTGTCCGAACTTATTCATAATAATTTTATTAATAAATATTACTTATTCAGTAACTCATTAAGTTTATCTTCAATTTCACCCAAAGATTTTCTTCCTTTGGACAAATCAAGTATATCTTGACCTCTCAAAATGTCATCCTCAATCAAAAGATTCATATCTCTATCTTTGATTGATTCGGGTGTAACTTCAGCATCACCACCACCTGGTGCTGGTGCCTCAGGCGTTTCAGGAATTTCAGGAGCTCCCGTTTCTAAAGATGCTGGTTCACCAAATCCACCTAAATCACCAATAGCAGGTTCTGTTGTTTCACCTGCGGGTTCTTCACCCGGAGCTGGTTGTGTTCCTTTATTACCGTATAACTTATCCAAGTTATCAAATATACCTGTCTTAGTTATTACTTGAGGTGTTTGTTCAAGTTCAGCGGCTACTGCCTTTTCAATTCTTTGTTGTTGAATATCAAGTTTAATTTCTTCATCTGAAAAACCAAGAATATGTTTTTTAGCCCATGAAGATGAAACTGCCTGTATACCATTACCAGGGTCACCAACAGCATCTTTGTAAAGAAGAATTTTTTCTTTCCAAGTTTCTAATTTTAACAAATCAGCTTGTGATGACGGGTTTGTTAATCCTAAAACAAAATTGTTTAGCTCATCTTCAAATCCAAGAATGTATAAGTGAATAATTGCAATCTTATTCATTTCTTGAATCATCGACTTTTGAATTCTGTTAATAGTTCTTGCAAAACGAATATCTTGCAATGATAAATTTTTACCATCACCTACAACATCTTCAAAACCTAAAAATGCTTTAGGAACACGAAGTGCTGTTAACAATTTCTTTTGAATGTATTCAATGTCCGCAATCTCGGATAAATTTTGAGCTCCAGGTAAAGTGTCAATTGGGTTTGGCGCATTTGGGTCACGAACAGGAATAAAAAAGTCTTGGTCTACTGCCATTTGATTAAATCTCAAATCAACATTACCTGTTTGTGGGTCTGAAATTTGGTCCCTTTTAAACTTATTGGCAACTCTTTGTACATATGGTTCAACATCTTTGTCATCCATATTACCAACAAACACTTTGAACACACGTCTTTCAGGTGCTCTTGAAGTTCTGTATACTAACATCGCATCTTCTGATAAAATTAACTGTTTCCAAATACGACGGGCTTTTTCTAACATTGAGGTACCGTAAGGTAACTTTCTATCGTCACCCAATAATCTAAAGTGAGCTATTTCCCATGTGTTAAATTCTAAACCTTTTTCGTTCCAAATAAATTTCAACGCTTCTGCAGTGGCATCTGTTTGATATTTACCTGCAGAAATTTTCATTCCTCTTTCAATCCTTTCAAGTTGAATGTTTGGTAATTGTTGGGAACCCATGATTCCCTTTTCAGGGTCTAATTTTAAATAGACAAAATTGTCTCCATACTTGCAAGTATTTCTTGTCCACATAGGTAGATTAGTATTGATATCCAATCTGTTATTGAACAAGTCTGCAAGAATTGATTTAATTCGTTTACTCTCAGAGTATATCTGTAATATAAATCCATCTTCATTTGCGGTTGTTGATTCTTCGGCATATATGTCAAGTGCTGCAGAAATTTCAGGAGTATATTCCATACTCTCATAGTCATAATACGCAGCCAATCTTGTTGGTTGATAATAAACGGCTTGAGTATATAAATTACTTTCAACTTTGGTCCATTGTTGACCCAAATAAAGTGATTGTTGAGCTTGAAGTTTTTCTCTATCGTACTCTTGTTTATCGGTTGTTTTAAGTAATTCTTTTTTGTCGAATTTATAAACAGGAGCTTGCTGGTCCAAAGTTGAGTCGGGACCAAAAACTTTACCAAGTCTCTGCCAAATCGTTAAATTATTTTCTGCCATTATACTCTTATTAATAATACGTTCATTCTTCAATAAAGAAATAAATATTTATCTACCGAATAACCATAAATACTTCTGATAATCACTTTGTGTAGGTTGACCAAACTTTTGATTGTCCCTTCCGTAGTTCCCCATCGATATTCCTGGATTGAAGTCTTTCATTGAACCTTTTACCGGTGTTTCATTTACCGTCCAACTTTCTACCATGGCTTTTGTTGTTTCTGTTACTTTTTCCAATTGTGAGAATGAAGTCTCACCAACATAGATTGCCATCGCACAAGACATGATAAGGTCATCGTGTTGTCCCTTAAGGTGGTCAGGTCTACCATTCACGTAAACAAAAGTGTTTAATTCATTTAACAAACGACTTGACCTAATATGAAATCCATGTCTTAATGCTTCTTCAAACGCAGCAACAATCTGAACTCTTTTTGAGTTAAAATTTATTCCCGGAATTTTTTCCATTGCCTTTGGGTCGTATTTCCACTTATCGGCAACATTCACACCATCAACGTATAAATTTTTATAACCAAGTTCTTGTAATTTTCTTGATGTGGATACACCCATACCACCTGTTATATCAATAACAACAAACGCATTATACATTACAGCCCATTTCATAGCAACTTCAGCAGCAACATCTGGTGGTATTTTTCCGAGGTATTCTAATACCTGTTCTCTTTCATCAAAATCAATAATGTTAAAAGTGGTAAAGTCTTCAGAATCACCTCTTGAAACGTCAATACCCATAATGTATTTGTGACCATCTACAGGTTCCTTCCACTGCCATATAGCACCACCCATAAATTTGTTTTCAGGGTTTTTGATGTCATTTTCTTTCATCCTTTCAACTACATCAGACGGGATTACAGAATCACCTGAACCCAAGAAGTTACATTCCAATTCCTGTGCAATTTTTCTCCTGTCAAATTTTAACTTTTTTGCCATTGCTTCAAACCAAGATGAATATGGTTTATAACCATCAGCAAACTGTTTTTTTATTTTGTCAAAATCACGGTCATATGGATTAATGTCCGAATAATCAATGGTAATCTCATCATCTTTATATTCTGCACGGTTTAATAGATAATGAACTATATCTTTAACTTTAATTAATTTTAAATCTTTAGAATATCGTGGGTCACGATACCAATACATTTCCGTGATTTTGAAATCATTCATACCACGAAGGGCTTGGTCGTAAATGCTGTAATAAATTGGGTCAAACCCGTTAGGGGTAGAAATAACAATTACTTTACCACCTGTAGACAAAGATGCCATACAGGCAGACCAGAAATCATCATCAGCGTCAATAAAGGCAGCCTCATCAAAAATAAGAATAGTCGGAGTATAACCACGAAGTGCATCTTTTGAAGTTGCAACTGCTTTTACCTCACAACCATTTGATAACTTAAAATGTTTTTGTGCATTCTTTTCATTTGAAAACCCGACACCTAACCAAGACGGCCATTGTTCAACAAAGGCTCTAATCTTGTTTGCCATTTCAATAGACGTATCCTGTTTGTTGGCAATAACAAGAATTTTTTCAGGTTTTGTTTTAGAAGCAAAAACCAAGCGTTTTGAAACCCAAGCAGATGTAATTGTAGATACACCAGCTTGTCTATATTTTAAAGCAATATTTTCTTCGTGATTATCGTAATCTTCAATTAACCTTATTTGGTCATGAAAAAGGTCTAATGGAACATACTTGGATTGTGTGTTATCGTAAGTCTGCAAATATGTCCTAAGTGCGTAAGGTGTATTTTTTACGCATTTAGCATACTCTAAAATTGCTTGTTCTTTCGATAACGCCATTAATCATAGTATAAATCATTTATGATAAATCTATACCTAAATCACCCAAAAAGTTTCTGAAGTCATCATCATCTTCTTCGTCCTCATCATTAGAACTAATAGCGTCTTCGTAGTCGTATTTTTTAAGTTCTTCGATGATTTCATCAACCATTCTTTTTACGATTCGTTTTCCTGCGGGTGTTTTACCCATGATTTCCCTAGCAACTTGGAAGAATTCTTCAGTACTCAAAGATGAGAATCTCGAGAACAAATAGTTTTGAATTTCTTTCAAATCATCCTCAAATAACTCATCAGGGTATGACGCTAAGAATCTTTCCCAAATTACAGGACCTAATCTTAAATCCCACATTTCGTATGGTAACGTGTCTTGTGACATCATAACCATCTCGGCAGCTTTAGGGTCATCAGGTAAACCTTGTGTACCTAATACTTCATATACACCCTTAAGTAACTCGTGAATCAGAATAGGGAAGAATAAACCTTTAACTTTAATAGTTGGGGGGTCTGTTTTGTCATCAACCTCTTCAGTTCCTTCAACACCTTGACCCGTCTCACCCATCATGTTCATCATTTGTTCTGGCATAATCCAGTACAATAAATCATTGATTGACATCAACACACCATAAAGATTCAATAATCTTGGGTCGATTCTATTTAATTCTTCCTCAACTAAGTTGAACATGTAGTGTCCTTTTTTGGATGCTCCTTGAATCAATGAGTTGATAAATCTTCTTTTTGCCTTTTCTAAGTCAAACTTTTCAAAAGCCTTCATGAAGTTATCTATGTCATCTTCCGCATCATCTTCAGATACACCAAATTTTTCTAAAACATCCTCTTCAGATGGTTCTTGAGATTTCTTTGGTAATTTAGATGTATCAACCTGACCCATACCTGATGTTAATTCAACATCAAACTGGAATGCGTTCTCAGGTAATGACATTTCTTTCTTGACCAAATCAACGGCTAAGTTTTCCAAATACTCTTTGTTCTCGTTCTCAATTGACTTAACGGTCTGAACCGCCTGAGCCATCATCATCATAAGTTGTTGTAGACCGTTCATTCCCTGAGGAATGTTAGTCAAACCTGTATAACGTTTTACCTTTTCTACTACATCTTTAAACCTTTTTGAGGCAATTAATTCTTCAAAAGTTGATACAGTACCATCATCATCTATATCAATATCCAATGCAGGATTGTCCGAAAACGGAGTATCCTTATCTTCAATACTTTTTTGAATGTCTGGTGACATTCTTTCGGGTCCATCATAACTGATTGGAGCTTCGTTAATTTTAATCCTCGTTTTCATCTCTGAATTGAATATTTAAGTTTTTAAATTTTAAGAAATCAGGTAATTCAGCTTTTGGTGCTGGCTGATGTTTTGGTTGGTATGGTGACTTCCTATCAGGTTTTGTTGGTGTTTTAACCGGAGTCTTAACGGGCGCCTCTTTTGTGTCACCAGCTTTTGGTGCTGGTTGATGTTTTGGTTGGTATGGAGATTTTCTGTCAGGCTTTGTCGGAGTCTTAACCGGAGTCTTAACAGGTGCTTCTTTGGTGTCCGCCTCTAAAATATCTTTCTTTGTCATTTTTTCAGTCATTACATATTTCTGAATCAAAGATACTAAAGATTCTTCAATCTGTCTAACAACCTTTTGATGATTTTCATTTTGTTGTTTTACATCTCTAACACATCTTTCATATTTATTCATTTGTTTAGCACTCCATTCACTTCTTTTAGTTGTCTTAAATTCTTTTCCTAATTGACTAGTACAAATTGCCCAAGCATTGTTTTCTTCTTTTTCTTCACCCATTGTAGAACGATTATTATCTGAGTCATCGTCCATTCCATCAGGTGCCATATCCTTCTCACCGTGAGGTGTTTCTTGACCCGTATCGGTCTGCATTGCTAAATCACCTAATGCGTCATCAGTTTCTATGTTATCTTCTTCAGATGCTATTTTTTTTGCGATTGAATCTACAGTTTGACCCAAACCGGCTAATTCTTCTTTAGCTTTTTTCGCAGCGTCTGTAATACTTTGTTCAGAGATTAATTTACCATATAAGGTATTGATTTGAGATTCATTCAATTTAGATAATGTTTCAAACCTAAATCCTTCTTTCAATAAGGCGATTACTTTGTTAGATTTCATAATACTAATGTTTTTTCATAATTTAACACGATGTCTCTTTCGTATAATTTGTCTTCTATATTTTTTACAGATTCACCAAAATGAAAAACTAGTCTTTTCATTTTTTCCTCTGTAACGGCATCAGAATCTGAATCTTCCCAAGCTAGTGCAATAACACCCTCAACCGAATCATAAACTGAAAAAAAATCTGAGTTTTGTATCAGATTTAAATGTAGTCCAGAATTTTTAAGAACTCCTACTTTCTTTATAAAATCAATTTGGGGTGGAGAGGGTTTACCTGAAGCTGGTTCAGAATCCCACTCATCACCCCAAACATCATCTATATCAGAGAAGATAAACTCGTAAATGTTATCGCCTCTAAAATTTGGTCCTAACTCATTTACGTAGATTAGCTTCATAAAATTTCACCTTTTCGTGTAATTTTAAGTTGTTGACCTTCGTTTTCAAAAACTAAATTACCCTTGTTTGTTTTACCTAAGAATTTAATATCCTTATGTTCTTTTACTAAGAAATCAGAAGTTAATTCTTGCTCAATAGTTTCTGAAAGTTCTTTGATTTGTGATTTAATAGTTACTTTATTTCTAATTTCAGAAATATAGTTATTAACTTTTCTATCTTCTTCAATTTTCTTTTCAGACTCAGTAATTACAAAATACTTTGAAAGTACTTTATCAACTTTAGATTCTGAAAAAATTTCGTCCATGATTTTATCATATCCAATTTCACCTTCAGCCATTTCTGGTTCTTCTGCAGGTGTCGGTTCAGTCATTTCAGTATTAGCATCAATATTTAAATCGATTTCATCATCAACACCGTAGTCGATAGTATCTTCTTCACCTTCAAGTTTGTTAAGGATATCGTCATAATCTTCTTCAGTCAACTTAGATAAATCCATGGCAGAAAAAATGGAATTTATCACGTACTTCATATTCTCTGAAGTCAAACCTTGTTGTTCGTCTAAAGTTCTTAATTTTTGTGTAATTTTACCTGTAAGTTTTTGAATTGCTTTGAAAGAAACTTCCTCATCACTACCGTCAGCAGTTGGTTCAGTTTCCATATCAAGACCTAAATCCATTTCTTCAGACCCACCATCAGCAGATGGTTCATCTAAACTTAAATCTAAATCTAATTCATCTGTTGCAGGTGCTTCAGCATCCATAGGTGCTGCAGGTGCCTCAGTATCTGCAGGTGCAGGTGGTAAGTCAAATGTTGGTTCAGCCGCTGGTGCTTCAGGTTTAGGAGTTTTTAAAACAAATTTCTTTTCTTCACCAAACAACGAAACACCTTCTTCATTTTCATGAACTCTGTTTAATTCTTTAGCTAATAGATTAAAACTCTTAAGTGCCTGAGAATATGAAGAATAGTATTTTCTATTTTTCATTGGCTCCATGTAATCTCCTGTTGATTCGTCTATGCTAGACTTGATAATATAACCATTCTTTTCATTAACGATGTGGTAAGTTTTTCCATCAGCTAACTGACGGCTATATTCAGTAGTTGATGTTTCTTTAATGTTAGTGCGGTCAACTTCATTAAAACGTGCTATTTCCATAATACGTCTTATTTTAGCTTCTCCCGTTAACTTTTCACTACCAATTGGTTTTAAATCTGCCATTTTTGTATATTTTTTTGTTAGTTGTTTAGTCCATTAAACCCGCCCAATGTAAAGGACTGACATTGGATGGCAATTACCGTAGTTTCTTCATCCTCTGTTGTCCATACTGGATGTGGTAAATCCCACGTTACAATTTCACCAACAGTTTGACCTGTTCCAGGTACATAACCTGTTAAGACTGCGGTGTAATAAGAAGTACATGCTGTTACTGCCATAATTTTTTTCTATATAAATATACTGAAATATCACATTTTTCAGCGTTTTATAAATTATTCAACAACTTCCTGTTCTAACGAAAGATTTTTGTCTGTTAATTCATTAGCAAAATCAAAAAGTTTTTGTATATATCCGTTCCTTCTCAAAAATTTGAATACTAAATTTTCATAAGAATATTCACCTTCTCTCTCAAGTCCGGCACTTCTATAATCTTTCAATCTATCTTTTATTTTTTCAATCATTTCAATAGATGATTGAAAATCGTCATTGTCAGAGTCTTCAATAGTCATATCAATAATGTCCATCCACTGTTCAACTTTCTCTTTAATCTTTCTTTCATCTATACTTACCTCTTCTAATGATGGTTCATTAATCCATTCATCAAAAAGTACCGAATAAACTCCTGACGATATATGTTGTTCACTACTATCTTGAACATATAACTCAACTTCATAACCTTTAACTTGAATGTCGTGAGTTGAATTGAATAATGTTTTTTTCATTTTGAAAAGTTCTTTGTAGATTTCTTTGAATTCTCCCGCCTCATCAAAATTATACATGATGTGTAAATCAACATCTGAAAAATCAGACCAATTGTAATTGGCTAAAGAACCTGTCATGGTTACGTCTGATACAAAAATATCAACATTTAAAAATTCAATGAATTCATTAGCAATTGCCAATAAAGCCTCCCTAACTTCAGGATGCATTTTTGATTGCTCTTCATTATCAACATTTGTCCAAATTTTAGGATTAAGGGTATCCTTAACTTGGAAACTAGACAATATCTTTTTAAATTCTTCCATTTTTATAAATATTATTCATCAATCCATTCTGTTACCTCTAACAAGTTTACAAACTTGTTATACCTTCTAATTACATTTTCCGCAATTTGCATTACTTGATTAGACGTTATTTTATAGGTACCTTCAGGGTTGAGTTCCTCATCCTCCTCAAAAGGTCTGTTTCCTTGTACCAAGATTTTACCCTCAAAATAATAGTCATCCCAATCTAATGAATCTTGATTTGTGTACATTACTATCTCCAATTCTGAATCTATATATGATTGTTCACTTACACCATTTGATAATAATTCCAATTTGAAATCTTCATTGATTCTTTTAAATACATTGTATAACACATCACTTTCAGCAATCTCATAACTTAAAACCATACTTTTATATGATAAACCTAAATAAGATGCCGCTTTTGAGAATTGGTCAGGAAATGTCGAGATTATACGATTGTATTTTGAATTACCATCAATAAATGTACTTGAATACCTTTCGAGGTCTACGGATACGATTATATAAACTTTTTCAATCCCATCAATTTCATCAAATCCAACTATTTTATAATCAACATTAACATCTTTGAATAAGATGTTATCAAATAATTTTTTGAGTGATTGTTCTTTTGGATTCATTAGGTTTATTTCCTAATAAATATCAACCTTACTAAAGTTTTGTAAACTTGTGTTTTTTTGCTATTTCAGTACTGAAATATTTTCCTTGTGATTCAGACATTCTGAATCTAGTGTATGTCTGATGGGCAACATCTTCATATTCATATTGTAATCCATTCTTAAATGTTACTAACATTTTTTTGGTTGCGGTATCGTATTCGGTTTTAGATAGATTTGAAGATTCTACTTCATTGATAATTTTTGTCCCGTCAATTTTTTCACTTTTGATTGCCATAATACTAATCTTTTAAAGGTGTTTCTAAGTCTATTCTAAGTAATTCTTGCTTTAAGTAATCATTAAAATCATGTTCATTTTCAAGTAGACCATACTTTCTTAAAGTTCCTACAATATGAGTTAAATAACTTATAATTCTATCCCTGATACGGTACCCTTCAGAAGTTATATTCTCACCTTTTTCAAGGTCACTATTTTTAACGTTACTGTTTTGGAAAAGTATTCTCATTTCATAATACGTTTTGAGTAATTTCTCAAAATCATCTTTCAATACAGTGTCCAAAAATTTTTTCCAAGGTGATTCCATACTGATAAATATAAGAAACCCCCACTTTTGGTGGGGGCTCTAATTAACTCTGATATTTTTTGAGTTGTTCTCTAATTTCTATTGCCTGTTCGAAATCTTGTTTCTCAATACAGTCTTTCAGTTTGGTCTCAAGTTCCGCAATTAGTTCCTTATTATTTTCAAAGTCCTTAATCATATCACGAATTTTGATTGCCAATAGAAAGTCCTCGTTTTCAACCGCTCGGTCTAATTCTTTCTTTAGACTTTCAACTTTCGTAGGTCCTTTCTTTTTACTGTCAAATGGTTTCATACCTTCAGAACCGTAAGTTCTTACAATACTTGTAATTTGGTATGAACCATCTTTTGATGTGAAGGTTTCTTTTGTCCAATCACCATTTTCATCTGTTCCTTTTTCTGTTGATGATTTACCAACAACATAACCACCACCCATTGGATTGTAACTTGAACCCAACATTTCTTCTAAATCTTTCATCATCTCATCGAGACTCTTTTTTCTTCCGTTTCCAAAAAAATCAAACATAGTTTTTTTTATTTAAGTTTTTTATTTTATCTTTGTAACCACAATAATAAAAAAATGTGCCAACCTATCAATACTGACATTTTGTCACCATCAAAAAATTAAATATGACATTTTGACAAAAGTTTGATACTTTCACAATTATTGTTACCTTTGAACTACAAAACATAAATACTATGATAGAAGAAATGGACCCTAATGAAAAATCTGGTCGACGTAATAAAGACCAAAATCCCCAATCCAATACACCCGTGTTGGATAACTTCTCCCGTGACCTAATCAAGTTGGCTGAAAAAGGAAAACTTGACCCCGTTATTGGTAGGGACCAAGAGATTGCACGGATTGCACAAATCCTATCTCGTAGAAAGAAAAATAATCCAATTATTATTGGTGAACCTGGTTGTGGTAAAACCGCAATCGTTGAGGGGTTGGCAATGAAAATCTTCCAAGGTGAATGTCCACAAAATCTTTGTGACAAACGTATCGTGTCGTTGGACATGACCTCGATTGTTGCCGGTACCAAATATCGTGGACAGTTTGAAGAGCGTCTTAAGGTAATTCTTGAGGAACTTAATAATAACCCTGATATCATTGTCTTCATCGATGAAATCCATACCATCATCGGAGCGGGTAATTCATCTGGTTCATTGGATGCCTCTAACATCTTTAAACCGGCACTTGCTCGTGGTGAGCTCCAATGTATCGGAGCAACCACATTGGATGAGTATCGTGAGAACATCGAAAAGGATGGTGCGTTGGAACGTCGTTTCCAAAAAGTACTGGTGGATGCGGCATCACCTGAAGAAACCCTTCAAATCCTAAACAACATCAAGGACCGTTATGAGGCACACCACAAAGTAGAGTATTCAAAAGAGTCACTTGAGGCATGTGTTTATTTGGCTGACCGTTACATCACTGACCGTGAATTCCCCGATAAAGGAATTGACATCATGGATGAAGTCGGTGCTCGCTCTCAAATCAACGTCAAACTCCCTGAAGAGATTGAGCAACTGAAACTTAAAGCGTCAGACATCAAAGAACAAAAACTTCTTGTGGTAAAAAAACAGAACTACGAAGAAGCCGCTCATCTTCGTGACAAGGAAAAGAAAATCCTCAAACAACTTGAGGACGCTAAGAAAGATTTTGAACTCAAACAAAATACTCAGCGAAAACTTATCACCGAAGAAATGGTCTACGAGGTTGTTTCACTTATGACCAAAATCCCAGTGAACAAACTATCACAAAAAGAAATGGAAGGTCTCCTTGAACTTGAGAACAGTCTAAAAATGAATGTTATCGGTCAGGACTCCGCTGTAACCAAGATTGCAAAAGCGGTTCGCCGTAACCGTGTGGGTATTAAAGACCCAAATCGTCCAATTGGTTCGTTCATTTTCTTGGGTTCAACAGGTATTGGTAAAACACACTTGGCAAAACAATTGGCTAAGGAAATTTTTGGAGCTGAAGATGCTCTTATTCGTGTGGACATGTCAGAATATCAAGAGAAACATTCAATGTCTCGATTGATTGGTTCACCTCCAGGTTATGTTGGTTTCAACGAAGGTGGTCAACTTACCGAAGCGGTTAAGAACAAACCATATTCTGTTGTGTTGTTTGACGAGATTGAAAAGGCAAACAAAGACATCTTCTCTCTTCTTCTCCAAGTGTTGGATGACGGTCACCTGACGGATGGTATGGGTCGTAAGATTAACTTCAAGAACTGTATCATCATCATGACATCTAACATTGGTGTTAAAAAACTTCAAGACTTCGGTACTGGTGTTGGATTTGAGACATCATCACGTATGTCCTCAAACGAAGACTTGAAAGTACAACTTCTTCAAAAAGAACTCAAAAGTTATTTCACTCCTGAGTTCTTGAATCGTCTTGATGAAGTGGTTATGTTTAGTTCTCTCGGAGAGGTTGAAGTTAAACAAATCGTGAACATTGAACTTTCAAAACTCACGAAGCGTTTGAATCGTCTTGGTTACCACGTTGACTTTGACGAATCTCTCCACATGTTCTTGGCAAAAGTTGGATTCGACGAAAAGTACGGTGCCCGTCCTATCAAACGAGCAATCCAAGAAAAAGTGGAAGACTTCATCTCTGAGGAAGTACTTCGAAGTAACATTAAGATTGGTGGACATTACCAACTTACCGTTACCGACGAAGTGGTAACTCTTACATCAAAAGAAGAGGAAGTAATTAAGGGGGGAAATTAATCCCCCCTTTTTTTTGTTTGTTAACAATTTTTTATTATCTTTGTAGTCACTATGGAAAATAACACCCTCAAACGATTTATGGAACTACTTTCGGTTCCAAGCAAAACTTACCGTGAAGACCGTATGGTCAACTACCTTATGGGTGTTATTTCCAAGATGGATGATGTTTCCGTATACAAAGATGAACATGGAAACATCTATGCCACCAAGGGTATTTTAGAATCAGGACACTACCCGATGTTTATCGCTCACACGGACACGGTACACGAAATGGTGGAAGAAATTGTGGTAGTAAAAACTTTGTTACCAAAACCAAATACTTTTGGTATGACTTTCGACCCTACCGTCCAACATAAATCACTTAAGGCAATTACTCCTGATGGAGACCCTACCGGAATCGGTGGTGATGATAAGTGTGGAATTTTCATATGTTTGGAACTTCTTGAAAAGCTTGAGTACTGTAAGGTTGGACTTTTTGTGTCTGAAGAAACAGGTTGTGTTGGTTCATCAAAATGTGATGTAAACTTTTTGAAAGATGTGGGTTATGCTATTCAGTTTGACGCACCTGGTGATGCTCTAATTACCGAGTTATGCTCGGGAGTTCGTTTGTTTGAACAAAATGGTGAGTTCATTAATCAAGTTCTTCCTGTGATTGAATCCGCCATGGGTACCAAGATGTTCCGTCAGTCTCACCCTTACACCGACGTATCACAAATTAAGAAGAAAGGTGACTTCTCTTGTATCAATATCTCTTGTGGTTACTACAACATGCACACACCGAATGAGTTCATTGTTGTTGAGGATGTTGAAAGGGCGATTGATGCAGGTTTGAACATTGTTGAAAAACTCGGTTACAACAAGTTTGAATATGGTTACGAAAAACCGTCACACTTACAATACGGACTTTTTAATTTGGGGGATACCAGTGATGAAGATGATGATGATATAGATAACCCACCATTTGACACTGATGATTTCGAATTAGATATGGATTTCAACAAGGCAATCTACTACGAGGGTTTGTTGAGTATTATCGACAAGGAGACAAATAGTTCTGTTGTCTTGACTGAAACAGAAATTGAAGACCTGTATAACCACCTACGTGAAGTTATGACAAGACGGTATTGGGATTATTAATCGAAAATATCAAACATTTGATAGTTTGAGAAAAGGTTTTCAAGGTTTTCAAGACTACTAGTAACGTACTTACTTTGATATGTACCTTTTTTCGAATTACCCACGATATAATAATTGATATCCCCATCAGGAAGTATCTTTCTAAATGATATACTGTAGTCTGTATTAGGGATATCAATATTTTTATCCATACCGCCCTTTTTGTTGATGAACTCATATGATTTGGATATGGAATCAATATCGTATTCACCCTCTTGGATTTTTTCAAGTACATTATCCAAAATAGTGTCCATTCTACTATCCCACTCACTTCTAAATGCTTCCTCATCTTTTCCTATATTCCAAGCAACCTCCTGAGGACTAGTATTAAAGTCATCGATAACATTATCTCTTTCATAATGTTTTTTAATTATGTCAATGATACTCAAGTTAGTTTCACCTCTTTTTGAGTACATAGCAATAATGTTATCAATTGGAATTGATATTTCTTCACTACCGTAGTAACTATTTTTATATGGTAATTCTTGTTTAATTTTGTCAAAAAGTCTATCGGTATATTTTTCCATGGCACTACTTATCGCATAGTCCTCGGCCGTACAATAAAGTTCCTCAGTTAAGTCCCTAAAGTCTTCAAGTTTTCCCAATTCTTCAGTTATTTTTTCTACACAATCGGATGTTATACTACTTTTGTTTTCTCCAAAACATTTTATCAGTTCAGGACTAACATAACTTATAATTTCTTTAATTTTCAATACCTGTTCTTCAGTAAACGCATATGGAAATATATAACCGTTATCCCAATCTTCTTTAGTGTTGTAACAATCATACCAATCATAACTATATGGTTGGTGCCACGCCCACATCCAACTCGAAACATTACCTTCACTATCGTCAAAAATGTCTTCTAAAAAATTAGTATATGAATCGTATTTTAAGTATACATTAGTATCGTCAACATCGTCTATCTTATCACCATCAAGAAATGTTGCGTCAGAAGGGTCGATTTTCTTTAACTTAACTTTCATAAGTGTTAAAAAATCGTTTGTACTCTGTTCAGACAAAATAAGTTTCTTGAGTTTTAACTTTGACATATTCATATAAATACTTGTTTATAATAAAAATGATATTTATATTTGTAGTATTGAAATCACAGGTGGCTCCCTTAATAGTTAAGGCTGACCTTAAGCATCTTCCCGAAAGGGATATACAGGGGGCGAAAGTGATTT